GCCCGCTTCTCGGCTCATCTGTTCGTAGGCATCAACTGGAGTCAAACCTTGGAACACTCCAAGCTCTGACTTGGACGACAAAATTGCGAGTCTGTAAAGCTTCATACCCCTCCTAATGTACACTAGCTACTGGTGTACACTAGGTACTAGTATGTAGAGACCAGTAGTAGTTACTTGTTACTAGTAGTTACTTGTTACTAGTAGTTACTTGTTACTAGTAGTAACTAGTTACTAGTAGTAGCTTACAACAGCCTGCTTCCTCGTTATCCTTCGGCTGCTGAACCCATGCGCCCCCTTACCCCCAAAGCTTTCTTTGAGGCCAGACTTGCCTGCATGGGGCAGGAAGGCTCTGGAGGAGGTCGCTGGTTCGCTTCGGAGGATATCCCACGGAGCTTCACCCGGCAGGTTGCCCTAGTTCCCTGCCACGCCCTGAGGCGCTGCATCCATGGTGCTAGTGACTGGGGGACAAAAGCCCGACACTTCGTCCAAGACTGCTGGTCTTATGTCTCAGGCTAAAGAAACCCATAGAAACTGACACTTTGCCCATTGTTGCTCCTAGAAGGCCCCTAGAAGCCTCTGTACCACCGAACCTAGGTGCTCGGTCGTCCAAAAGGCTAGGAACGATTCTAGGGGCATCCTAGGGGCAGCAACAGGCCTCTAAAGGCTAACGGCACCAAAGCTATGAGCATCCTCGTCAAGACCCCGATGTTCTCGTCTAGCGACCTAGAGCGGGAGGTACCCCACAAGATCATCCCTCCGGCTGCGGGCATCGTGAAGAAGCCGCATATCAGTTCCATGCTGGAGGATGCCTACTGCATCGTCGCTTGGGAACTGAGAGACCTGAAGGCTCAGATCCAGCAGGGTACCCCCATGACGCTAGAGCTTTCTAAGAAGTTCGAGATCCTTTCCCGGCAGTTGGCTTCTTTGGCTGCTGAGGAGCGCAAGCAGAACGAGGCGGATTCTTTGCACAACCTGACGGACGAGGAGCTTGCTGCTCTCGCTCAGGACGCTGTGAAGAAGATCGGGCAGTAGGCTCGGGGCAGCGGGTAAACCAACCGAACTGATTGCTGGTGGGCATGGGTTCCTCCTAAATTGGGGGCAAGTAATGGCGCGTAACGTGTTCCAAACCAAAGAGTTCCTGAAGCAACGCTGGGCTTGGTACGACCGGCTGAAGAGCGAGGGCTTCAACGATATCGAGTTCCATATGCGCGGCAGTGGGAACACTATGCCGATGCTCAATGGCATGAATACTACCGACATGCAGAAGATGCACGGCCGTTGGGGAGGCTCTAAGGTAGAGTACTACCGCCTCGCTGAGCAGCATCTTCGCCGCATGGCCCGAGAGTACGGCAAGAAGTCTTGGCAGTACAAGGCGTGGAAAATCCATTCGGAAGGCTATGGGCTAAGGACAATCGCAAGCCGCTTGGGTATTCCTTCGGGTGACGTGCTCCGGCTAATCAACGCCGAAAAGAGCCGGATTATCAAGAAGCAACAGGTGGACGACGTGGAGGGTTATCGTGATTGATACGCCAAAGAACGAACTAGACGCTCTCGACAAGGACTTCACAGCCTCGCTGCTAATTCGCTCAGCGATGCCTTCGGATGCTGCCTTCATCATCCACAGTTGGCTGCAATCGTTCCGCGATGGGGACATGGTCGAGGGAGTGCCTAATCAGGTCTACTACCACAACCACCACAAGCTCGTGGCCTCCTTGCTGCGTAAGGCTGCGGTGACGGTGCTGTCTGACCCTTCAGCCCCCGAAGTCATCTTCGGCTGGTTCTGCTGGGAGTCTTGCGACCGTGGCATCATCATCCACTACGCCTACGTCAAAAACGAGTTCCGCAACAACCGCCTAGGCACGAGGATTCTCAACGAGATTCTCAAGTCTGAGCAGCCAGAGTACGTTTTTGCGACGCACCGCGTTAACCCGATGGGGTTTGAGTTCCGCAAGCGTAACTGGATCTACAACCCCTACCTTCTTTTCAAGGAGCTTGCTGAATGATTACCGCACTTTACACGTTTGAAGGCGTCCGAGACCCGTCTGAGGACAGCCGTGGGCTAAAGCGCATGCTTTCGGGGCTGACCTTCACCGAGACCACGCACGGCGTAGAGGCTTTGGCTCCCAACGGGGAGAAAATCCTTGTCCCTTGGAGCAACATCGGCTTCCTGATGCTGGAAAACGAGAAGCCGGTGCCGAAGTACACCGAGCCGCCAGTGCTGCCAGTGCCCGCTGTTGTGGCTACGCCTGTTCCTGCTGTCGTTACGCCCCCCAAGCCGCCTTTTGAGGTCAAGCGTGGCCCCGGCCGTCCGCGCAAGGACGGCTGATGACGGAAGACAGGTCGAAACAGCGTAAAGCGCTGATTGAGACGATACGCAGGGCCGAGACTACCGCAAAGGTAGACTTCAACGCCCTGCTATTCAAGCAGCAGCGGGACTTCGTAGAAGACCCTGCTCGCCTGAAGGCTGCGGTATGCTCTCGACGTGCGGGCAAGAGCGAGGGAATCGCCCACTTGCTGCTGAAAGAAGCCCTATCGCAGAAGGACGTGCTGCTGCCCTATATCACGCTGACGACGCAGCAGGGCAAACGCATCCTTTGGCCTGTCTTGAAGCGTCTAAATCACCGTCTGAAGCTGAATATGAAGTTCAACGAGAACGACCTGACCTGCCGTCTACCCAACGGCAGCCAGATTTTCATCGTCGGCGGCTCAGAAGCAGCCGAGCTTGAGCGCTTGCGTGGCCCCAAGTACCCCGGAGTCGTCATCGACGAGGCGCAGGCCTTCGGCCCGTTCCTAGAGGACGTAATCCGCGAGATTATCCTGCCCGCCACGATGGACTACCAAGGCTGGATTGCCCTCACAGGCACGCCTAATGCAGCGTGCGCGGGCTACTTCTACGAAGCCACAACGGGACGGGTGCAAGAAGAGATATCGGTCCACCACTGGACAGCCTTCGACAATCCGTTCATCGTCAACCCGAAGACCGGGGAACGCTTCTTCGGAGCATGGATTGCCGACGAGAAGCGCCGCAGGCGTTGGACAGACGACAACCCGACGTACATGCGCGAGTGGCTTGGGAAGTGGGTACGGGACGAAGACGGCCTCATCTACCGCATCCGGCCCATGAACCTGCTGTCCAGCCGCCCTGACCTTGAGGACTGGTCGTATGTGCTCGGGATGGACTTGGGCTTCGGTGACTCCACAGCCTTCGTGGTGCTGGCGTACAGCACTGACGGCGCACAGGTCGTCGTCCTCGAAAGCTACAAGCAATCCGGGCTTATCCCGTCTGCCGTGGCTGCCCACGTCGAGCGACTGCGTAGTCGGTACGACTTTGAAGCTATCGTCGCTGACTCGGGCGGTCTAGGTAAGGGCTACGTCGAGGAAATGCGGCAACGCTACGGAATCCCAGTACAAGCCGCCCAAAAGACAAAGAAAAACGCCTACATCGAGCACCTAAACGGTGACCTCCATGCAGGCGTTCTTTCCATCATCGAGAGCGAGAACCAAGCCCTCATCAACGAGGCCAACCTGCTTCAGTGGCGTGCTGACGCAGCCGGTAAGCCTGCCGACGTAGCCCGCAGGGAAGACCCGCGCTTTGAGAACCACCTGTGCGATGCGTGGCTCTACGGCTACCGCTACTGTCGGCAGTGGCTACACGAGGACGAAGAGAACCCCCCACAGAAGGGCAGTGCTGAGTGGGAGAAGGCTGCTGCCGACCTCATGGAGCAGGAGGCTGTAAGAGCCTACCAGCGCTCCAACGGAGCTTGGTGGGAGACTACGCTGGAGGAAGAAGCTGCTCTCGGGGTTGACGATAGTGATTTTCAATCGCTGTAGTGAGGGCGGCTTCTGCCCTAATCTGCTCCGCACGGGTTCCCTTCTTGGCTGTGTACCAACGAAGGGCTGCGATGGCAACGGATTCACTAGTGCTTGCTGACGTGGTCATAAATCCTCCTCGATAACACCATGGTAGATATGCGACGAACCGCTGACGATTACGCGCAAGAAACGGCCGAGATTCTCAAGCTTGCGGACTTCCTTATCAACAAGGGGGCCACAGCGCTTGAGATTTCCTATGGAGCTACGCTGGTCAAGTGCAACCTGAACCGGACTCTAGCAGTGCGGCAGGAAGTTGTCAACGAAGAAGACGCTAAGGACGATCCAGCAGAACTTTGGAAGACGTTTTCTGAGTCCGCCTACTACGCAGGGTCCGAAGAATGAAAGACCGTCAAGACCTTGAATGGTGGACCAGCGAGCAGCCTCACGAGGAGGCTTGGGCTGCGTACACGCTCATCAACGAGAACGACCAGCCCCGTCAGGAAGCCTACAAGCTGTTCCTCAGCATGTACGGCAACATGTACGGTGCCCGGTTCAGCAACGACCTCGGGCCTATCTTCACTGAGCGGGTCACGCTGAACGTCTGCAAGAGCGTCGTTGACACGGTCGCGAGCAAGATCGCGAAGTCCAAGCCCAAGGCTGCGTTCCTGACGTCAGCGGGTAACTACACGCTCAAGCGCAAGGCAAAGCTGCTTGAGCGGTATGTGGACTCTCAGTTCTACCTTGGCAAAGTGCCTCCCAAGATGCAGGACGCCTTCATTGACGCCCTGTGTTTCGGTACCGGGGTCGTCAAGTTCTACCCTGACGCCGACACGAAGCAAGTCGGCGTTGACCGTGTGTACCCCGGTGAGATTCTCGTGGATGCTACCGAGGGCATGTACCGCACGCCTCGGCAGTTGTTCCAGAAGAAGTACATCAGCCGAGAGCAGCTTATCAGCATGTTCCCGGACTCCGAGCAGGCTATCAGCGCTGCGCCTGAGATTCAGAACGAAGAAGGTTGGGGGCAGGACTCTACCGCTGACCAGCTTGTCGTTATCGAGGCGTGGCACTTGCCGTCGAACTCGGAAGCAACCGATGGACGGCACGTCATCGTTATCGACGGGCACACGCTTCACGATGAGAAGTGGACCCAGCCTGACTTTCCCTTCGTGTTCATCCGCTGGAACACCCGGCGGCGAGGCTTCTGGGGACAGGGGCTAGTCGAGGACTTGGCTGGTATCCAGCTTGAGATTAATCGCCTGCTCCAGAAGATTCAGAAGGTCTTTCACCTTCTAGCCGTCCCCCGCATCTACGTCGAGCAGGGCAGCAAAATCAACAAGGCGTACTTCAACAACATGATCGGTTGCGTGGTGCCCTACGTCGGCGTCAAGCCCGATATCAGTACGCAGCAAACGATCCACCCAGAGATTTTCAACCACCTTGAGCGATTCTACAGCAAGGCCTACGAGATTGCCGGTA